GAAAGATGTTCTTCGTAACGGCACAAAAGAGGACTGACCGACTTAATATCTGCAAAGGCTGCGAACACTTCGTCGACAAGACCAAGAGTTGCGGAGACCTCGTGACAGAAGCCTTCACCGACTCGGAGTTGTGCGGCTGTCATATGCCCACGAAGACCCGTCTCAAGGTTGCCTCCTGTCCTCTTAGTAAGTGGGAAGCAGAAATCAAACAAGCAGACCTCGACGCGATCAAGACCTTTCTCAAAACAGAGAACCAATTCAGAACAAACGGACAGCTCGCGAAGCTTTATTCGAAGGTCACAGGAACGAACACCCAAGCAAGTCAATGCAGTTCGTGCAACCGTCGGATGCTTGCGGAGCTACAGAAGCTAATAAACGAAACAGAATGAGTTATACTACAACGGAACGCGAGAAGATAGCGGAGAACATCCGCGAATTCCTCAAACAAGACAGGAAAGAGAAGTTCGAACACCAGCACTTTGGAGGCGATCCCTTCCTCGTGAAGCGGGTTCTTCCCATGACCCCATACGACAAAGAGACCCTGGAGAATATCGCACGGGATGTTGAGGGTCGTATATTGCACCCATGAGAAACGCAAGAAAAGCCCTCCTCCATGCGAAGAACTTCCTTCTCATCACGGAGAACGATAAAGCAATCCGACTCCATGCCGGGGACGATCCGGCAACTTTACTCCTAACCTTAGCCGTCCACAACGATGAATTCAGATACACCCTCGAAGCCGTCCTCGATCAAGCCAATGAAACTCTCGGGGATAAAACCGAACCCGACGAACCCTCGGATAATTAAAGACGATAAATTCCAGAAGCTCGTAACGAGTATAAAGGAGTTTCCGGAGATGCTCGAAGCGCGTCCAATTGTAGTCAACCCGGATATGATTGTCCTCGGTGGTAACATGAGGCTAAAGGCAGCAAAAGCCGCAGGACTGACCGAGGCACCCGTCTATGTCGCTACATGGGAAGAAAGCAAGGCGAAGGAGTTCATCGTAAAAGATAACGTCGGATTCGGGGAATGGGATTGGGATATCCTTGCGAACGAATGGGACGCAGCAGAACTCGATGAATGGGGTCTCGATGTATGGCAACCCGAAGAAGAAGAAGAGTTCGAAGGATTGACCGACCCCGACGAAGTACCCGAAGCACCGGAAGAGCCAAAGACCAAGCTCGGGGACTTGTATATCTTGGGAGATCATCGTCTTTTGTGTGGGGACTCTACTAAGGCGGAGGACGTGGAGAAGCTAATGAACGGAGAGAAGGCGGTACTCGTTCACGCAGACCCACCGTACGGAATGGGCAAAGAGAAAGACGGGGTACTCAATGACAACCTTTATTCGGATAAATTAGATGCGTTTCAAATGGATTGGTGGAGAGCATTTCGCCCACATCTCGAAGACAACGCGAGCGCTTACATTTGGGGCAACGCTCCCGAGCTTTGGCGGTTGTGGTATCGTGGAGGGCTTTCTGAGTCTGAGCGAATGACCATGAGGAATGAAGTCGTTTGGTTTAAACCTCCTTCGGGCTTGGGAGATGGTCAAAACAACTCAAGTGGCCGGAGTTTTGGGTCAATTACGGAACGCGCTCTTTTCTTCATGCTTGGAGAGCAAGGATTTAATAATAACTCCGACAACTATTGGGAGGGATGGGAGCCTATTCGTACCTATTTAGCCAACGAGATGAAGAAATGCGGATGGACTACGGCAGACCTCAACCGAATAACGGGATCACAAATGGCGGGACATTGGGTTGCAAAATCTCAATGGGGACTTATAACTAAAGACAACTATCAAAAAATTCAAGAAGCCGCCCGCGAACACGACTCCTTCAAGCGCGAACACGACGACTTGAAGCGCGAACACGACAGAATAAAAGAGGAGTTCTATAAGACCCGCGCATTCTTTGACAACACTCACGACAACATGACAGAGGTTTGGCAATTCGAAAGAGTCAAGGGAGAAGAGCGGCACGGACACGCAACCCCGAAACCCGTTGAAATGATGGAGCGAGTCATGAAGTCAAGCGCACCAATTGGAGCAATAACGATTGAACCCTTCCTCGGTTCAGGGTCGACCCTCATAGGGGCAGAGAAGACCGGGCGCAAATGTTACGGCATGGAATTAGACCCGAAGTATTGCGACGTAATTGTAAAGCGATGGGAGGACTTCACCGGTAAAAAGGCAGAGTTATGGAAGCCGTGAAGACCAACACATCCAACACTAAAAAAGAAGCGATGCTCGAAGCCCTCGAGAAGTCTTTGGGTATTGTATCCACAGCCGCGAAGATGGTAGGTATCGACCGCTCGACCCATTACGCATGGCTGAAGGCAGACGAGGAATACAAGAGCGCGGTCAACTCAATTCAAGACGGTGTCCTCGACTTCGCAGAATCCCACCTGTATAAGCTGGTAAAGGAAGGCAACCCAGCAGCGACTATCTTCTTCTTGAAGACCAAAGGCAAGAAGCGCGGATATATCGAACGGCAAGAGATAGAGGTTCAAGAGAAGAAGCCGCTCTCATGGTTGGATGAATAAACTCCCCGCGACATATTACCACGTCAAAGAATGTAAGTCGAAGATTCAAATCCACCAGGGCGGGACACGATCCGGAAAGACGTACTCCATCCTCACGGCACTCATTGAGCTGTGTCATAAGAACTCGGGGCTTGTCATCACGATATGCCGAAAGACATTCCCAGCACTTCGTGCAACCGCGATGCGGGACTTCTTCGAGATACTCAACAACGAGGATGTCTACAACCCTGACCTCCACAACAAGAGCGATGCAACCTATCAACTGTGGGGGAATATGGTTGAGTTCATCAGCATCGACCAACCGCAGAAGGTCAGAGGACGAAAGCGAGACGTTCTATTCATCAACGAAGCCAACGAGATCAACCTCGAAGATTGGCGGCAACTCCTCCTCCGAACAACGGGGAGGGTTCTTTTAGACTATAACCCATCAGACGAATTTCACTGGATCTATGAAGAAGTCATCCCACGAGAAGACGCAGAGTTCTTCCGAACCACGTACAAAGACAACCCGTTCCTCCCTGAAAGTGTGGTCTTGGAGATTGAGCGGTTTAAAACAGCAGACGAGAACTTTTGGAAAGTATACGGTCTCGGAGAACGAGGCACCTCACAAGCAACCATCTTCACCCACTGGAAAGAAATAAACCAAATCCCCAATGAATTTAAACTCCTCACAACGGGCGTTGACTTCGGATATACAAACGACCCAACCGCCATCGTCCGAGTCTATACAGACGGGCACGGGTTCGCCGTCGACGAACTCTGCTACGCGACAAGACTCACTAATTCGGATATATCAAAAGTCCTCCGAGATAATCAAGTCAATCGATCGGATGTTGTCATATGTGACTCCGCTGAACCAAAGAGCATCGACGAGATACATGCTCACGGATTCAATACTCACGGAGCAAGAAAGGGAAAGGATAGCGTCAAGAACGGAATCCAATTCCTCCATTCGCGACCGCTTCTTGTCACGGCTCGGAGTGTGAACCTCATCCGGGAGCTTCGCAATTACAAATGGAAGGAAGATAAGAACGGCAAGCAACTGAATGAACCCGTCGACAAATTCAACCACGCTATTGACGCGATGAGGTACGCGATAACATTCAACCAAACGAACCCGAACTTCGGTTCTTATGCTATCGGGTAGAAAAGAAAAAAGAAAAAAAATGTGTTTTAGGGTTGGGTAACTAAAAAACTTGCGTATCTTAGCCAAACAAACGAAACAAACAGACCATGACAAACGTACAATTTCAACAAATCGAGCAAATCTGTGAGGGAATGGAAACCTACGCATGGAGCGCACAGAGAACAGGCCGCAACACGTTCGAAATCTTAGGACAATCTGACCACGGTTTATGCACGCATAACGACAGTGAAGAACTTGAGAACGATGCGAATCAACAAATTATGAACTGGTCGAACATGGCCAAACAATACGGTTGGCAGATTGTCACTATGGTACGCAATGATGAATATGGCACTGTAGCAAAATTCAAATTTTAAAAAACACGCCATGTACGTAAAAGCACAGCCAATGTTTTTAAGCCCCTCACGGGGCTTTTTTTTTGCCCTAACTTTCGGGCTACCCGCACGATTCACGCAAACACGCAAAATTCACGCATTCCATTTTGGATAAGGAAACCAAACAAATCAAGTTATTACAATGATGGAACTCAAACTCCCGCACCGATGGTCTGACCTCTCACTCGGAGAACTCCAGGTTATGATGACCGCAGACAACCCCCTCGAGAAGATATCTATCTGTTCGGGGTACTCGGTGGAGAAACTGCGTGCGATGCCTCAGAAGCTAATAGAAGCCGCTTCAGCGCATCTTGACAATCTTCTAACCCAAGAGACTGCACGTCATGAGAAAGTCGTTGA